TAATATTTATCAATAAATAAAAACTTAAGAAAAAAATTACACAATGGCAACATCTAACAAAGTATTTGTATCTCCGGGTGTTTATACATCAGAAAGAGATTTAAGTTTTGTAGCACAAAGTGTGGGAGTCACAACTCTTGGGTTAGTAGGTGAAACAATTTCGGGACCAGCGTTCGAGCCGATTTTCATAACTAATTACGATGAGTTCCAATCCTATTTTGGTGGTACAAATCCAACTAAATTCGTAAATACTCAGATACCTAAGTACGAGGCAGCTTACATAGCAAAGTCTTATCTACAACAATCAAATCAATTGTTTGTTACTAGAGTACTTGGTTTATCAGGGTACGACGCAGGACCTTCATGGTCAATAACAACTATCGGTAACTTAGATAGCTCAGGTACAACCGCTACGGGAGTAGCTGGACCTTTTGCTATTTCATTTACAGGAGTTTCAGGAACATCCACAAGTCTTGAGGTAACCAGCTACACCTCATTACCTTCAGAAATAGAAGATGTGATAACAAATCCATACACTACGTATACTGGTGGAGAGTCCTCTATCATTCGTGATATGAATACATACTTATATTCGGAGATTGTAAACAACACTACTTCAGGAGAAACCTCTTATTTTTGGGGGTCGGTAAGTGCGGATACATTTAATAGTACTACAGGTGATACGGTTAATCAAACGGGAGCTCTTGGGTCAGTTAATACTAATGTATTTAATGTGGAAGATATTCTTTTTGAATCTTGTGATTTAACCGCATCGGTTAATGACCCATGGTATTACGCATTATTTACTGAAACCGCTAACGTGTATAACGGTACAGGTTTTGGTATGGGTGTAACATCAATGACGAATGTAGGTCTTAACTTCCAAGGTACGGCTAATGTTTATGTAACAAACTATTCGGGTACACCATATAGCGGTTACCACGATGTGGTAGTTGCAACTTTACGTTCAAGAGGTATAGATAACTATACAAATGATGACGGACCAGTTTATGAGGTATCAGGGGTAACTGACGTTCTTTTAGATTGTACAGGAGCGTATTCTGGTATATCCACTAATCCTTTTTCGACTTTTGCAGTCTCTGCAACAACTACCGATGGAGATAACTTTATATTCCAAACATCATTTAACTTATCTAGTTCAAACTACCTTTCAAAGGTATTTGGTAAATCAAATTTTGCGAAACCGAAATCAGAGGTACCATTATTTGTTGAGGAAGAATATTATAACTTATTAAATACGGGGTATCGTTTAGGTAAAGTCCGTGGATTAAGTTGTGAACTAATTGATTTACCAAGTGCTAGACAAGATTTAGCGACCAATACAAGTATTGGGTGGTACTTAGAAAGATACCAAACACCTGAAACACCTTATTTCGTTTCTGAATTAAGGGGTAATCAAATTTACAATATGTTTAAGGTATTAACGATATCTGATGGTAACACCGCAAATAGAGAGATAAAAGTTTCCATTATGAACATTTCATTTAATAATGGGACATTCGATGTAGTTGTACGTGATTTCTTCGATACCGACGCTAATCCAGTAGTTTTAGAGAAATTTACTAACTGTACGATGGATATGAATCAAAATAGTTTTGTAGCTAAAAGAATTGGTACATCTAATGGGGAGTTTGAGTTAAGGTCAAGATTTATAATGTTAGAGATGAATGAGGACGCACCTTATGACTCACTACCTTGTGGTTTCCGTGGATACCAAACTAGACAATACTCAGGAGTTAATTCACCATTCTTAGAATATAAAACAAAATACGACACACCAGGTGAAGTTATTTGGAACCCACCATTTGGAGCGGCGACAGGTAGTGACAATGAATCGAGAAGTTCAGGTGATAGAGTAAGAAGAACTTTCTTAGGTGTTTCAAACACCGTAGGGATTGATTCAGATTTCTTACAGTATAAAGGAAAACAAAACCCTACAAATTTAGGGACTGCAACTGATTCACAACCATGGGGTTACCTTACTAAAGGTTACCATATGGATTCAGGAGCAACGGTTATTAGGATTTCTTCTAATTATGTTACGTCAGGTGAAACGGCTTTTGAAGTTGGAGACGCGAGTTTCGATTCAGAACCAACTGAAGGTAGTCCATATTTTAGATTAAATGCACGTAAGTTCACAGTAGTTCCATCGGGAGGTTTCGATGGATGGGATATTTATAGACAATATAGAACTAACGGTGACAGATATCAATTAGGAGCTGCAGGATTTAGAAAAGGGGCGGCACCATCGATAAGTTATCCAACCGCAACAGGATGGGGAGCATTTAAACAAATTGTAGGACCAGACCAATTAACTTGGGCTAACACAGATTATTACGCTTACTTATGGGGTCAATATACATTTAATAATCCTGAATCAGTTAACATTAATGTGTTTACTACAACAGGTATTGATTATGTAAATAACTCAAACTTAGTTGAGTCAGCAATTGATATGGTTGAACAGGATAGAGCAGATTCAATTTATATCTGTACTACACCTGACTATCAAATGTTTACACCTTCATTAGGTAGTTTTGATACTGACTTTATTTACCCTGAAGAGGCGGTAGATAATTTAGTAGATACGGGAATAGACTCTAACTACACGGCAACTTATTATCCATGGATACTTACGAGAGACACGGTTAATAATACACAAATATATCTCCCACCAACAGGTGAGGTTGTTAGGAACTTAGCATTAACTGATAATATAGCTTTCCCATGGTTCGCATCAGCGGGTTACACAAGAGGTTTAGTTAACTCAGTTAAAGCACGTAAGAAATTAACACAAGAAGATAGAGATACACTATACCAAGGTAGATTAAACCCAATTGCAACCTTCTCTGATGTTGGTACTGTAATATGGGGTAACAAAACTTTACAAGTTAAAGAATCTGCACTTGATAGAATAAACGTTAGAAGATTATTACTACAAGCACGTAAACTAATTTCAGCTGTGGCGGTAAGATTATTGTTCGAACAAAATGACGAACAAGTAAGACAAGAGTTCTTAGACTCAGTTAACCCTATCTTAGATAGTATTAGGAGAGACAGAGGTTTAATTGACTTTAGAGTTACAGTTTCAGGTACACCTGAAGATTTGGACTCTAATACGTTAACAGGTAAAATTTACTTGAAACCAACAAGAGCACTTGAATTTATTGATATTGAATTTTTGATTACTCCTACAGGAGCATCTTTTGAAGATATTTAATAACTAACTATATTTATAATAAAGAGGGGAGTTAATTCTCCCTTCTTAGCCAATTAAAAGTTTAAATAAAAATAAAATGGAATTTAAGAAAAAAATACTTAACGAAGCTTTAGACGTAAAGTCTAACGGTAGTAAGTCTTTCTCAGAAAAACCTCAGAATATTGTTATTTCTGAAACTCAACTAGAAAGATTAATAGAGAAAATTAATAAGAAACCAAATAGATAATGAGTTTAAAGGGAGTCATAAGGGAATTTTTTAACGAAAGGTTACTATGTGAAGGGTTTGACCCTGAAGGTAATCCAGACTTAAAATATTATGCATTCGACTGGGACGATAACATCGCCACCATGCCTACCCAAATTTTAGTATTAACTGACAATGATGAAGAGGTAGGTATGTCTACTGAAGATTTTGCAGATTATCGAAGTATGATAGGTAAAGAGCCTTTTGAATACAACGGTAAGATGATTGTGGGATACTCTAAGGACCCTTATAAAAATTTCGGTATACAAGGTGATAGCGCATTTATAATTGATTCTATGTTAGCTAAACCAGGTCCATCATGGGGTGATTTTGTTGAAGCGATAAATGGGGGTTCCATTTTTTCAATAATCACCGCTAGAGGTCACACACCTTCAGTTTTACGTGAAGCTATTTATAATATGATAGTTACTGACCATAATGGTATTAGTAAGGAATCTTTAATTGACAACCTTAAAAAATATCGTAATATTACGGGTGACGACAGAGAAAATTACTTCGGTATGATTAACGACTATTTGGACCTTAATAGGTATTACCCCGTAACTTACGGTGAAGGTGATGCTGCTGACCCTGAAGAAGGGAAGATTAAAGCTTTACGTGAATTTATCTCTTATGTTAGAGATATAAGTAAGAAAATTGGTAAAGAAGCCTTTCTTAAAAATGATATAAAAAATAATTTTGTACCAATGATTGGGTTTTCTGATGACGACCCAGGCAATGTAGAAAAAATTAAAGCCTTTTTAAATAAAGAATATAAAGATAAACCAGTTAAAACATATTTAACTAAAGGAGGAAATAAAAAAGAAGTATAATAATTATTATTATTTTATTTGCTCTAGTAGATTACTGAAAAAAAAATAAAAGTAAATAGAAAAACTTTTAAACTGGATATTTATAATTAAATAAACTAAAAGAAATATAAAACCAAAATACAATGGCAGACTTATTAATGAAAATGCCCGTTCCTTATGAACCAAAAAGAAAGAATAGATTTATCTTATCTTTCCCATCTTCATTGGGGATTAATTCTTGGTATGTTGAGTCTACATCAAGACCTAACATCCAAATCGGGTCCACAGAAATTCCTTTTCTAAACACATCCACTTACGTGGCAGGTAGATTTACCTGGAACACAATAAACGTTACTTTCCGTGACCCAATCGGGCCATCAGCCTCACAAGCTTTAATGGAGTGGGTTAGACTACACTCAGAGTCTGTTACAGGTCGTATGGGATACGCAGCAGGTTATAAGAAAGATTTAGACTTAGAGATGTTAGACCCAACAGGGGTAGCAGTTGAGAAATGGATATTACAAGGGACATTCTTAACTGACGTTAATTTCGACAGTTTAGGTTATAGTGACGACGCGTTAGCGACAATTACAGCAACATTACGTCCTGATAGATGTATTTTGGTGTACTAATAGAAAACAAGTGTTGATAATAAAACAATCAATAGTATATTTAAAACCATAGAGGTCATTGAACTTCTATGGTTTTTTATTTTAATAAACAATTATGGACCAAGGAAAACAATACGGAGAAATGAATATGGACTTACCACATGATGTGGTACCATTACCATCACAAGGTTTATTCTACACAAGTAAGAAAAAATCTCTTAAGGTGGGTTATTTAACTGCTCAAGATGAAAATATATTATTATCAAACGCAGGGAATAACAATTTAGTGATGACATTACTGAAGAATAAAATTTATGAGCCAGATTTTAACGTAAATGAATTACTTGACGGCGATGCGGAAGCTATCTTAATCTTTTTAAGAAATACCGCTTTCGGCTCAGATTATAATTTTAAATTAAAAGACCCTAAAACAGGGAAAGATTTTGAGACGACAATCGCTTTAGATGAATTAAATATTATAAAAGCTAAAATAACACCAAACGAAAAAGGGTTATTTGAATTTAACCTACCTAAATCGGGCGTTAATGTAAAATGTAGACTTTTAAATGTTCAGGACACTAATGAATTATCTGCATTACCCGACTCATACCCCAATGGAGTAACTGTACCACTTGTCACTAAAAGATTAGAAAAACACATTATGTCTATCGATGGTGATGAAAACAGAGAAAAAATATCAACCTTTATAAGTACGCTACCTATTATGGATTCAAAGTTTATTAGGAACACAATGTCAGATTGTGAACCTAAATTGGACCTTAATAGAACTACTACAGCCCCGTCAGGAGAAAAAGTGAATATGCGTATCACTTTTGGGGCGGAGTTTTTTCGTCCTTTCTTCTAGTTATAGAAAAGTTCTGCTCGATGAGTTCTACTATCTAAGTAAACATGTAAATATGTCTTACTCGGACCTACTTATTATGCCGACATTCGAAAGAAAATTCTTTATTGATAAGTTATCGACCGAATTTCAAGAAAAAAATGAACAAATAGAGAAACAAAGGCAAAAATCTCGTTAACTAATATTTATAATAAAAGAAAAGGATGTTTTTAAATACAGACGGAGTAGCTAAGGAAGTTAAAGATATTGGCGTTAATATTACATTAGCCGATATTGCACTTACAAGTTTTGTTGATAAGTTAAGAAAAAGTATCACGAATGTTGGTTCTTTAATTAATGACGCCGCGGCAATTCAAACTAAGACCGCAAATGCCGTTCGAGAAAATTTAGGGCAAACTAGAGCGGTAAGTAATGATGTTCAAAAAGTTATGGCTGAGTCAGCTAAAAGCACTGTTCAAATTGGTGTTAGTGCTGAAAAAAATATAGAATTATTTGCAGCGATAAATAATTCAATGATGAGAAATACATTTCTCACGGATTCACAAATAACAGGATTTCAAGCGTTAGGTATGACCGCTAATATGACGGCAACCGATTTAGCTACTATGGCAACTTCATTCGATACCTTAGGTTACACCACAGACCAAACACTTGTTATGATGGGAGAAATGACTGATAAAGCAAGGTCTTATGGTTTAAACGTTTCCGCATTTATGGGTGAGGTTAACAAGAATTTAAAGTTAATGGTTACATATAACTTTAAAGACGGTGTCACAGGTCTTTCTAAAATGGTTGCTCAAGCACAAGCCTTAAGAATTGATATGAGTAAGACGGTTAGTTTTGCTGATGAACTAATGTCACCAGAAAAAGCGATTGAAACCGCAGCGGGGTTCCAAATGTTAGGGGGGTCAATTAGTAAATTAGGGGACCCATTCGCATTATTAAATATGGCTCAAACAGATATGGCGGGACTACAAGATAGTCTTGTTGATATGGCAGCGGGGGCAGTTTCATTTAATAAGGAGTCAGGGGAGTTTGATATACCTGTTACTGAGATGTACCGTCTTAGAGAAGCGGCAAAATTAGCGGGAATGGGATATCAAGAGTTTGCGGAGATGGGTATGAAAGCGGCTCAAAAGACTGAAAAGTTAAAAATATTAGATAATTTTAATACTGTACCTGAAGAGCAAAAAGAACTAATCGCTAATATGGGTAAAATTGGGGCTAATGGTAATTTAGAAATAACTATGCCAGACGGTACGGTTAAAAAAATTGGTGAAGGATTTAATCAATTAGTTGCAGGTGATTATGAAAAATTAGGCGATATGATGGATGTTAATAACATGTCAGAAATTGAGGTGGCTAAGGAATCTATGGGTTATCTTAACCAAATTGAGGCAGCTCAGAAGGCTTTAATACAGTTAACTACAATGAATCTAGTTAAAAGTGGGGGTTTTGATAATTTCGCGGAAAAAGCTATGGAAGCCCAAAAATTAATTACCGATGCATTTATGACCGAAGACAAAAAAGGTGGGTTTGAAATGAATCAGACAGTAATTGATGGTGCGGGAATGCTTGAAACCCAATTACAAGGGGGTTTAAAAGATTTCGATAGTACCGCCAAATTAATGGCTTCATCTGTTGCTGATGGATTAAGAACATTTAATGCTGCTGCTGACATATTCTTTGCGGAGGCATTGAAGAAATTTAATGCGGCTAAAATCGTAGAAGGATTAAGTGAAGGTTGGGACACTATGAGTGACGAGTTAATGGAACGATATGAAAACATAATGAATTCTAATGAAACTGGAAGTAGACGAAACTCTAGTTTGGATGGTAACACTCAGATAATTGACCAAGAAACTGGGGGTAGAGGTAATCCATCAACTAACAACGAAACTGGGGGTAGAGGTAATCCATCTATATCTAGTCTTAATACCAACACTAGTAGTATAGGTGAACCAACAACTATGATGGCATCTAATTCTAATGTAACTGTGAGTGGTCAAGTTAACCTCACACTTGAAGGGATACCAACCAACTCAGTATTAGATAAAGATGCGTTAGCTAACTTACTAATTAATAACCCAACCGCAATGGCTACGATTAATTCTCAAATAAATAATACGTTAGGAACTTATAACTCCTAATCGTTATAAAATAATGTTGGTGGCTTGAGATAATTCTACTCGTTTAGATTACGCAAAATTATGTTACCATCTATTTATCTAAAAAGAATATATATAGATGCAGAGCCCGTTATCATTTGATTCAACTGAGAACTTTAGAAAAAAGTTATTAGTTAAAAATTTACAACCATACAATAGTGATGGATTTAGACCGGCTAGCCAGCCAGGTCAAAGTGAAATCATTATTAATGACGCAGCAGTTATTGATACCCAAGAGGTTGAAGTTATAGGTCAAAGCGAGGGTACTTATGCCTATATTAAAAACCAATATGGTCCTGAAGGAGGTTTTGGGTTACCTAAATCTATTGAAGATGTTACGTTTATTAATTCAGTTACAAGTTTTAGTAATACCATAAACCTTGATATGGGACAAGGAATACCCGCATTGGTTGGTAAAAGTCCTTACAATACATTTATTGCTTCATCATATAATCCATTCACACTATTAACTAGTCAAAACCCACAAGGAAATAATGGTTCATTATCTCAGGATTCAGACTTAGCGAGAATAGCCGCGGAATCACTTAAAACTGAGTTTCAATATAGAGTCGCTGAAGAAACCTACCAACAAACAATAGGTAGGGTAAATGCCATTGACGCATTATCTGACCCATTTGATTTATTAGCTATAGTTACAGGCAACAAATCAGTCATCGAGAGAGATTGGAAAATTTCAGTACCTAAAAGTTTAATTGGTAAAGGGTTAGACTTTATAAGTCGTATTAGTGGAATTTACTCACCATACTCATGGATACCGGGAGATTACTTTAGTTCGGAACCAAAACAAATGTACTTAAATCAGATAGCTAACCAAGTTACTGGTCTATTTGATAAGAGAGGTGTATTAAAACTACCAACTGAAAAAACAGGGATGCAAATATTCTTGGACAACACAGGTGGGGGTCAACGGTCAAGACTATTTCACGGACTTAGATTAAATCGGTATATTCCTGATTATAATAAAAATTTCTTAACCGATTTATTTACTAAAGTACCTAAACAAAATTATTATGTAGGTAGTTCACAACAAGAAATGAGGGATATTGTTGCCCCCGCTGAGTCATTGCCGTTAGATAGAGATGGTAATAAGACTCAATCGCCGGTTTATGGATATGATGAAATCGCAAAAATATATGAGAATGAAAAGAGGGATAACATATATCAATTTGGTCTAAACCAAACTTCAACATACGATAGTGGTGGGTTACAAGGTGGGTTTACGTGGGTATCACCTAAATATCAAGAAAGAGCAGGACAAAAAGTTGGTAAAGGGGCTGAGTTTTATGGTACCATTGACACAGATTGGAACGAACAAGGGGTTCAAAATACTTTTACTGCGACACAATCTGTTGATGGTTCAGGTAATTATGAGTACACAACGGGTTCAATATTAGATAATACTCAAAAATTAATTAACGCGGCGGATGATGTTGTTGGTGTTAGAAAATTACAACATGTTGGTAATGCGATAGACCAAATATCTAAAGTTTTTCATGACGGTACTAGAGAATTAACTAAAGGTTCAAGAGTAATAGCATATAAAGATATTGCAGGCGATATTGTAGGTCAAGAATATTGTCGAGTTTTTACTAAAGACACTCCTTACTTTTCTATGGCCGACCTACAAAAAGGTGACGGAATAGTTAATAGTGGAAGACGATTTTCTTACTCAGTATTAGACAGTACTTATAATTTAAACATTGCACCTATTAGAGGTAATGAAAGTACAAATCTAATAGGGGAAGGATTAGCCAGTAAGGTTAAAAAATATATGTTCTCATTAGAGAATTTATCATGGAGAACATCAAGAAAAAAAGGTTTTACCTACCAGGACTTACCTCATTGCGAGAGGGGACCTAATGGAGGAAGAATTATGTGGTTCCCTCCTTATGATATGAAAGTTAGTGAACAAAACTCGGTTAATTGGAATACAAACGAATTTTTAGGGAGACCTGAACCGATATACACGTATAATAATAAGACAAGACAAGGGTCACTAAGCTGGAAAATTGTTGTTGACCACCCTTCAATATTAAATGCTATTGTTGATAAAGAACTAGCCAATCAAAGTAATAATAATAAAGTAACAAGTATTGTTGATTCATTCTTTGCGGGGTGTAGAAAGTATGATATATATGAGTTAGCATTGAGATACCCTCAGTTCACATATAGTGACATATATGAAATTATTGTTAATTCACCGGTTGCTGGTGAAGTAAAAGAAAATTTTGATATAATAAACCCTCAGGTTCCAGGAACTGAAGACCCAACGATTGAAGAGTACGAACCTAAGGTTACTGAGACTTCATACGATTTTGCGTATTATTTCCATAATGACGTTCCGGGTCCAAAGGACAAAAATGTTACAACGACTACAGAGACCTATCAATCAACTTTAAAGTCTTATATTGCTTTACAACAAACTTATAAAAACGAATCCTCACCAGAAAATACGGTAGGTGTTGAGGAATTTTATCAAGAAAATATCTTAACAGGGGCAACTAAAGGTCCTCTTTATAAAACACAACAATTTATACGGGGAGTTGGGGAAGCGTTAAACGCGGGTTCTACGGTTAAAATATTACTACAGGGTTCGGCATCCGCACCTAATAGTACCGCATATAATAAATCATTATCGAGTAGGAGAATCGATAGTGTAACAAAATATATGTTACCACTAACTCCAGACGGTACCACTAAAACCTTACAGCAATGGAAAGACGATGGTAAGTTTATAATAGAATCGGTTAAGTCTGGAGAGGAAATTACTATAGGTGGAGTTAATTGTACCGCCGATTTATCTGAAGCCGATAGAACATATTCACCACAAGCCATGGCCTGCAGAAGAGTTCTATTCCATAGTGTTGTTGAAACACCTGAACCGATTCAAGAGGTTCCTGTGACTGATGAAGTAATTGTACCACCTACGGTATCTAATGATGTCGACCAAAGCACTCAAGAAGTGCCGGCAATAAAACAGCCTGAAAGGACTGAAAAACAAAGACAAGAAGTAGCAAAAATAATTGTTAGAAAACTATTAACTGAGTGTGATTACTTCGACTTAGTAAAGGAAAGTTCCCCTATGGTATATAATGGCATTAAGGAGAAAATAAAGTACTTCCAACCAGCGTTCCACTCAACAACTCCAGAAGGTTTAAACTCTAGACTCACGTTCTTACACCAATGTATCAGACCTGGTGACACTATACCTGTGATTGGGGACGATGGTAGACCAACAGAATTTAACGCTAAGAACACCTCGTTTGGTGCACCACCAATTTGTATACTTAGAATTGGTGATTTTTATCATACTAAAATAGCAATTAATCAATTATCGATTACTTATGAACCATTATTATTTGATTTAAATCCTGAAGGTATTGGTGTGCAACCGATGATAGCAGATGTTAATCTATCCTTTTATTTTATTGGGGGACAAGGATTAAAGGAACCCGTTAATAGGTTACAAAACGCACTTTCATTTAATTACTTCGCAAATACTGAAATTTATGATGATAGGGCGGTGGTTACTGAAGATAGAACCGAGTTAAATCAAGAAATATGGGAAGCAATTGAGTCGACAGTACCATTTGGTTCCGATAACCGACCGACCACTACAGATATACCGACTAAAGGTGTTACTATTGGTACAATTAAAACAGATGTTATCACAACCTATCCGACAACTGATATTTCTACCCTTAGTGGTCAGACATCATTTGAAACTATAATGGCAACAGCAATCGAGGATGTTCAGGATTATACAAGTTCGATAACTGATTCACTTAATGAAGTTGCGAATAAGTACTCTATCGATGGTTTAGCTTATTTTACAGATGAAAGAGATTATGTCGATGGTAATGTTTTAGGGTATTTTACTGACGGGTTCACAGGAACAAGTACTACAACTAATTTATTTGGTAAACCAAAAGAAGATGAGTTACAAACTAAAATAAATAATTTATTTGATGAAATAATTATGGATGTTAGTAATGGAAATTCACCATTATTGAAAAACATACAGAATAAAAATTTCAGTAATGCGGATATAGACCTTTATAAGTTTAATATTATGAACTTAATAAATGAAACTAAAACTAACTATATCTCTGACTATATGAGTGTTATGTCAAAAGTTGTTAATAATCAATTAAGTTTAGTTCAGACAATTGATAGAATTAATTTTGTTATGACTAATACCGATGGTTACGCTTCAAAGGCGAGAAACGTACAACAATCTTTAAATGCGACAGATAAGGTAGATAAGACCTCTAAAAATGTTAATAACACATATGAAGAGATGCAGGACGATATGATAACGTTAGGTACCGATTTACAGAACTACTACAACCAAATATTCACAGATAATAATAAGCTTGTTGAAAAACCATTTACGTCTGATTATTCTTTTTCGGTTGAATACCAAAGTGAAGGAATGTATTATGCCAGGTTTATGAATGCGATGTACCAAAAAATATTAAATACTAAAGAAATTATTATTGAAAAATTATTGAATGATAGGTTAAACGGTATTAATAAATGGGTAAGGTATGTAAATAATATTGTTGATGACTTAAATAAAGACTACGAAAAAGTTCAGAATAAGACTGAAAGAGAATTAGATAGATTTAGTAAACGTAGTTCAGTTAGAAAGTTTAACGACTATTCGCCATTTACTAAAGAAAAAGAAAGAATATTTTACTATATAGACGTTCCTCTAGCGAATATTAATACAGTTAAAGACGGATACTTCAATAATTTATACTCAGGACTAAATCAGGGTGGTAAGAACTCGTTTAATGGAAAAAATACGTTTAATTAATTATGAGATATTGGAATAGATATACTGACTTTTTGGTTAATGGACAACAGACCATCGTACCTTTCGTAAGAATACCGTCAAAACCTTCAGATAAACGGTACATCTTTAGGACAGGACGTAGTAGGTTAGATAAATTAAGTTATGAGTTTTATGAGTCACCATATTTTGGGTGGTTAATTTTAGCTGCGAATCCACAATACGGTGGTTTAGAGTCTAATATTCCTGATAACGCACTTTTATTCATACCTTTTCCGTTAACGAACTCGTTACAGGATTATAAAGCGGCTGTTGAAAATCACTTCTTCTATTATGGCAGATAATAAATTCTTTGGTAACGATAAAGTTTATGTGGAGACTGATTATGACAATGTTGTTGTGGTTGACCCAAATAAAGTTGTAAATTCTGACGGTACAGTTCAAGAACGTAACATTAAGGCAGAGAACTTAATGACATACGCTAACTTAGAGGCTAGAGTTATTCCAAGAACTAAACTAGCCGCCGGCTCAAATTATGGGGATAGTGTAAAAAATGTTGGGGTAGCCCAATTAAAAGTTAATTTTTTAGAGGGTAATGCTCAGAACCAAAAAGAACCTAACGTTAATTTAGGGGGTTCAATGAATGATGACCCAAAGTACTTTGATACCTCTTGGACAGACCAATTTTTTGGGCAAGACAGCAATGGTTCAACCGATATTTTTAGCGACACTAACAATGTTGATGCTCAACTATTAGGTATTACGAAAATTAATATTAAAATGAACCCAGCCTTTGTACCTACAGTGACTATTGAAATGACTGATGTACAGGGTAGAGTACTATTTGAAAAAGGGGATAAGTCACCTTATTCATTATTCATGAACTTACCTTACCCAATTTTTATATTAACAGTCAAAGGGCACTATGGTAAAGCTATTAAGTTAGAGTTAATGTTAAAAGATTTTAACGCCAGATTTGACCCATCTGATGGTAGTTATAAAATTACCACATCATATGTTGCTAGGTCACACGCTTTTTTACAAGATACGTTATTAGACTATCTTTATACTACACCACATATGTACCCTAAGAGTTACGAATTAGAAAACGTTAAAGGTATTCCTGCCGGAGGAACAGTGGCAATAGATAAGATAGATACGACTAAAGGAATGGAGAAAATAAAAGAAGTCTATTCTTTATATAAATCTAAAGGATTAATTGCCGAAGATTTTCCTGAAATAACCCTGAATCAAATGAGGATGAGGTTAGAGTACTTCAATAGGTATGTTATGGAAGCATACTCTAAAGAAGATATGTCAGTATTAAATGACGTTGTTAGTTATGAAAAAGGTATCAGAACATACCGAACTAAGGTATATCCTGATATTGGTGAGAATTGGTTTAATCAGTATGTGGATTCGACATCATTATATATTTTAAATGATACCAAAGCTTCTAAGTTATATGGTTTAAAAAAAGAACTTGATGCTCAAGGACGAAGAACCGCAATTTCTAAATTAAAGATAATCGTTGATGAGGGTAATAAAACATTAAAAGATAATCCCACCTTTTACAGTCCGGGTAAATATGTGATTGAAGGTAAAGATAATCCATCGAAGATATCAGTTAATATTAAAGCTAGTGATTTTATAACTAATATCACGGACCCAAGCGTTATTAATTATAAAGATACATATATTGGACGAAATGGTAATGAACCAACTGAAACCCAATTAGTTGATTTTGAGTTAAAACTTAAAGCGGAATTTGCGGTTGAGTCAAAAAGTTATAAAGTAGGTCCTGACGGAGAATTACAAGAAACGGAAAGCCCATCAGTCTTAATTTCATTTGGTAACGTAGTTAAAGATAAAAACTACATGAATGGAAGTTTCTTAGCTAAATTATCCAAAATTGAGAGCACATTCAAGGAGAAAAGAGAAACTATTGAAAAACTATTATCAGAAGCCTTAGCGAAAAAAATAATATCATCTGATGTTGGTTTAGGATTTAATCCCACCATGAACAATGTTTTGGCCGTTATATGTGCAAATGCAGAGGCGTTCTATAGGTTAATGGATGATACCCATACCGACGCTTGGGAGGTTAGAACTGACCCCGTAAGGTTAAGTGCTATCATACCTCCTGAGAAATCTTTTGGTGTTGAGGGTAAAAATTCATTAAAAACAGTTACTGTAGGTGGATTAGGTGATACATTGGAAAATCCTCAAATCGTTTACCCTTGGCCTCAATATTTTGAAGAGGAATCAACCAAAAAAGGTGACGCTGAGTATGTTTTAAAGTATCCTGGTCAAGAAGATGTCATAAACACAATCCAAGGATATGATTATAATATATGGCCAGAGATACAGTTTGTTGAGGAATACCTTACCGCGTCATTAGAACGAGATAAACCTAAAATTAATATTAATTATGGTAACGAAACTCAAGTTTCTAAATATATTGGTATAAATTCTGTGGAGTTTCCATTTGAACATACCCCATATAGTAATGAAGAGTTTGTTTCATTTTTTTACGAAATATATGAAAGAACTTATTTAGGGGCTAACTATACTAAGGTTATAAGAAATAATAATTTTAGAAAAACATTATATAATGTATTAGCTGATTTTGAATCTGTCAACATTAAGGATGGTTTAGATAATATTCCTGAATTAATGAAAATATTAAAGGAGTTTAAATTTAACGCGTCCACATTTAATCAATACCTACTATCTATTTCAAATAACGGGGAAGGTAGTTATTACGCGAGAAAATCCAGAGATATTTTTACTCAGGACTATATCAAAGGTTATATGGATGTTGATTTCGGCATTTATAGTATCGAAAGTATGAATTCAAATTCAATGGAAATTGTGTCTTCAGTGGATTCAGTAAAAGATTTAGAACAATATATTACAAGTTCATCATCAAACGCCACAACACTAATGGATGTGTACCCATTTAATAACTTAATATGGTTACAAAAAAATACCTCAAAAGGTACTTCGGTGGGTAGCATTGAAAAAGCAAATGGTACTGAAAGTGTTATGAATTTTAATATACTTAAAAAAACTATCGCGACATTTGATGACCAATCTGATACCGATGAGAGGTATAATAATAGTTATATGACTTATTTTCAGTATGAAAAAAATTACCCATCAAACCCCAACCAAAACACGTCAAATAATAGTGATAGTACTCAGTATGAAACAAATGCTCAGTCGATTGTTTACTACAATAATCGAGAAAATAAAGATTTTTATTTAACTGAGGGAAGTTTAAATTATGGTACGGACTATAATGGAGCGACTAATAACCTAACATCGACACAGACAACATCACTTTTAAATACCCCTTATTTTACTAACGCATTATTAAAAGGTGTGTCGGGCGAAACTAATGGTAATGTTAATCCATATGTTGGTTTAGGTTACCTTTATTTAAACTCACTTCCATTACCAACACTAAGCGAAAAATATTTAAGTCGAAATGAAAGTGAGGAAGGTGTTACAACAACTAAATGGGGGGATAACATATATGCGGGACTAAGTAAATTTGCGGCAATACATAAGATACCCTATCTTTGGTTATTAAAATACGGTTCAATATGGCATAGATATAAAGAGGATAAAAATGGTAATGGTGATATATTAAATGATATATGGGGGGATTTTAATTATGTTAACGCATATGACCCGGTTACTAATAATATAAATAAAGTATATGACATTCAAAACTATACTGGTGGTTCAACGACTTACGTGCCTCAAACAACTTTAACTACAACTGTTAGTGGTGTTACAACAGATTTTCAATTCACTAATAATGGTTTTTACCCTAAAGTGGTTAACGACACTTATAAATTTTTTACTGGTAAATCTCCCCTAATCAATTATAGTAATAGTGAAATGAATGACCTTTTTAATAACGGTAATTTTAAATTAGGTAAATCACAAAGTAATATTTTATCTGCGGGGTATGACCCAAGTAATACAGGTAAGACCATGCAATATAGTAGTTACTTCCAATACTTTGATATTGAAGGTAATACAAGTTTTGATTTTGATATGGGCAGACCAGTAGATTTAATGACAAGCGCATCCACCTATAACTATAGTAATAGTAATTTCAATCTAACTGCACCATCTAATTCGGGTATAACGGAACCTAACCATAAGATGTTAATAATACCGTCTTCAGGGTATTTAAAATTTACACAAGCACAAAGAGAATGTTTAAATGCACAAGGTAAATTAACTCAAAATATTGATATTAATAACAAGTCTATTCAGAATGGGAATGTTAGGTCATTATGGTCGGCCTCAAATAACGGTTACTTTAATAACCAATGGGTTAAAAAGCCAAAGACTACAGAGTATATCAAACTTATTGATAATGATAAAAATCAACAAAATGCGTTTAATTTAATTAATACAAGTAGTGATGATGACTATAAATCTATAGAAGAAATCTTTGCAATATTTTCTAAAGAAATGTTAGATGAGTTTGAAAGACATTTCTTAAACTTCTGTAAAAAAGAAAAAGATTACAATCAGATAGTTTTTAATCCATCTGCTAAAAATGATGACGAGTATTTAGGGTCATTTAATATTGAATATGATAATAACATCGAAAGGGTGATGAAAAGTCTATTGATTATTGATAAACCTAACTTAGGTACTGATTCAGAAGACGATGCAAAGAGTATTTCGGAAAAACAAATGGAAAACTTTGTTAACTTAAATAAAACACAAATTACTGAAAGAGATGTCGTTTTAAAGATTGGTAACCCAGGTAGGTTTAATAGAAGAGTTTTTGACTCATTCTCAAAGAATGAAAAAATAGTACCTATTGACCCCATAGATTTTAGTTATTATGTAGAAGGTACGGTACCTACGTCATCAAATGCGACTACGTTGTTAGGTAGTCAGGGTAATTTTCCTGAGGTATGGAGTGAGTTATATCTAAGAGTGGGTGACTACTCTGAAAACAATATTAAGTATTCAGATAATGGGTCATACATTACGGACTTCTTTCCAACAATGGATATTAAGTTTACTAAAGAAAATGTAAGAGATTTGTCACAAATTATTAAAGTATTTATGACGGAAAAATTTGATAATAACAACCTCACTAAAAGTGATTTCCAACAAACATTTGATTCGTTTATGTCTGAACAGGTTACATATCAAAATAATATGTTAAATCAGATTTTTACTACTTTAAATAAAACTTTACCATCGGTAAAGGTAAATAATGCTCAGGTCAGAATATCTAAATTAGACGATAAGGACGGACTACTAAAGACTGAATTATGGACAACATTTAAAAACTTTAATGATAGGTGGATATCGGGTCAAGAAGTTAAAAATAAAACATTATTCGAACAATTTTTATTTTTAGATAAAGCTAATAGACCTATAGGTGATGATGTAGTTATTAATATTGAAGAGTTAAGGTATTTCTTAAAAAATTCTAATGGTAGTGCGAGTGTTTTATCTCTTATAGGTCACATTTTAGAAAAAAATAACTTTATTTTTATGCCGACACCGTCATATTCAAATTTCTATGGTAGAAATGAAAGAGTTAAAGAAGGTATGCCTGACCCATCTTTTAGTGATATCGCAAATAATACCTTTGGAACATTTTTAGAGGTGGATACTCACACTTCTGAACCTAAATTACTAGCTATTTATGTTGGTAAAGTTTCTGAGACTATAAATACTTCACCTGAGAATCAGAATTACTTATATGGTGATGATTCGTTTGATATAACTAAACCTTCACAATCACCCGTTCGAGCATCGGAAGATGGTGTAACTAATTTTTCAAATAGAAACAAAGTAGTTGCGTTTAATGTAGATTTTGGTATCCAAAATCAAAGTATATTTAAGTCAATTTCAATTGATATGGCTCAAAGAAAAAATATAGCCCCAACATTCCAAATATTGGCAGATATGGGTTCACAGGCTGACGGTCAAAAAGTGGCTCAACAATCGGCTAGTTTATATAATTTTTATAAAAGCGCCAGTTATAATTGTAATGTCACATCAATGGGTAATGTGATGATTCAACCCACAATGTATTTTAATTTAAGATATGTACCAATGTTTTATGGTCCTTATTTAATAACTAGTGTAACGCATGACATTACAACTAGAGATTTTGTGACTAGCTTTGAGGGTGTACGTATATCAAAATATTCGTTAAAAATGCCTGACGGGTTAATTGCTAGCGTAAATAGAGAAATTGTACAAAACTATCTTTCTCAAGTTAGGAGAATACCAACATTGGCTGGCTCAACAGGGGATACGGTTAATAGAGCTAACTCGATTAAAAATAGTACAACTAAAAGTGGTAGTAAGACCGAAATAAGTGATGTCCAAAAATGTGTTGCATGTCAAAAAATAAGTAAACCATATGTTAAATTAGAAAAAACCCAATTGAATCAATCCAATTTTAAAACTATAATTAATAGTGGTACCCTCGATGATAGTGTAAAGAAATTTATTTTTGGTATTGGGTATGTTGAGAATGGGTTTAATACTGAGGTTAGAAGTGTTAACAATAACCTCTTCAATCTAAAAAATATGAAGGAAAATGCCGCGTGGACCATTAATTTTGAGGAGCAAACTTGTGTTGATGATAATAACAACGCAATACCTTATCTTTCATTTAAAACCGCAGATGAATCTGTAAGATTTATGGAAAAAGTATGTTCACAATATAGTCAAATAATTGACGCATTCTTAGCTAATTCAACTATTAATGGTAATATCTCTAAAACTTATGCCTATTTATGGTATTACACTTTTAGATTTACAACTTTTGACAAAGAATTAAGTGCCGGTAGTAATATTGATGATTCTATTATCGCATCAGTAAACCACGATTTAACAACTAATTCCCAGTCGAAACAACTTTTTGATAGTGCCGAAGCGAAATTTAAAAGTAAAATAATTGTGTGGGATAACAGTTAATTTAAGAAAAAGAGTAATTTGCTTATATTTATAAATAAAAGATTATGGATACTAAAACATTATTAGACCAGTATTTGTCAAAAGACACTAGAATTACTGAAAAAAATACAGGTAACGGTTACAAAGAAGTTTGTGATTTAGACACTGGGGACTGTTATACCGTAAGAATGAGAGATGGCCTTATAGAACGAGTTGATAATTCTATGAAATTAAATAGGACTTTAAGAGTTGAAACACCTGAAGGGGTGAAGACGCTTTTAAACGGTTAAAAAAAAAACAAAATGTCTGTAGATAAAAAAATATTAGAAGAAATACGTAAATATAATAATATTAACCACTATATTTCGGAACAAGAAATACCTTTACCTGAACCTATTGACGGTGGTGAAGAAGAAATTAGTTTAGATAGTGATGAACTTGAAATGGATGACGTACAACCAGTAGATGTTGCGTCTGACCCCGATGTTGAAGTTGTTGGTGAACCTGAAGTTGATTCAGTAAGTTCAGAAGATAGTGGTACTGAGGAATTAGATATTACCGATTTAGTTACGGCACAAAAAGATATGTCAACTAAACAAGAAGAGTACATGGATAGTATGATGGATAGGTTAAACGACTTAACTTCTAAATTATCCGATATGGACACTATAATTACTAAGATTAATGACTTAGAAAATAAAGTTGAGAAGTACCGTCAAAAGTCTCCTGAAGAAAAATTATCGTTAAGGAGTTTAGATAGTTACCCTTACAATCAAAAGTTAACTGACTTTTTTATGGACAAAGGACCTGACATGGAAAAAACGGGAAAAAATGAATATGTTTTAACTTCCGATGAAGTGGAGAGTTATACCGATAGTGATGTTAGGAAATCATTTGATACACCATTTGAAGAAGAGTATTAAAACCCAAACACAAATATAAATAATACTAAAAGACCATTCATTAATGGTCTTTTTTTATTTGACTTAGTGAGTTTCTTTGTTATATTATTACTTGAGTAAACGATAATAATTTAAAAACAGAGAAAACAGAAAAACTATGGCAAATGCATTAGACGCAGTATTGGCTCAGTATGAGCAAAATACTTCAAAAACAAACACAGGAAAACAATCTATCTCACAAGAAGATAGACTAAAACGTTATTTCACCACTTACCTACCAAAAGGTACGAAATCAGGTCAGAAAAGAGTACGTATTTTACCAACACCTGATGGTTCATCCCCTTTTAAAGAAGTGTGGTACCATGAAGTACAGGTTGACGGTAAATGGACAAAACTATATGACCCAGGAAAAAATGACGGAGAACGTTCACCTCTTACTGAGGTTTACGAAGAATTAATCTCAACAGGTAAAGAATCAGATAAAGATTTAGCTAGACAATATCGTCCACGTAAATTTTATATTGTAAAACTTATCGATAGAGAAAACGAAGACCACGGACCTAAATTTTGGAGATTCAAAGATAACTACAAACAAGAAGGTATTTTAGATAAGATTATTCCAATATGGAAAGCTAAGGGAGATATTACAAATGCGGATGAAGGTCGTGACCTAATGGTCGAACTTTCAAAGGCGAAAACACCTAAAGGTATTGAGTACACAGTTGTTCAAACAGTTATGTATGACGACCCTTGTGTAATCCATGAAGACAAAGCTCAGATGAAAGAATGGATGACTGATGGGTCAACATGGCAGGACGTGTACGCTCAGAAACCCGTAGAATACTTAGAGGCTATTGCAAGAGGTGAGACACCTGTTTGGAATACAGATTTAAAAAAGTACGTTTATGGAGACGATTCGTCTGAAGTGGTATTAGGGGGTTCTAATGAGCCGACTAAGACTGAAGAAACCATTGACCCACAATCAAGTGAAAGTGTAGACACAAATCTACCGTTTTAAAGAAAAACTAATTAATTAATTAATTGATGGTAACGACATTCGTGTCGTTACCATTATTATTCTTAAAAAAATATGACAATAAAGAAAAAAGATTTTAGTAGTATAAAAAAGAAATTTTCTACATCTGCAAAATATAAACCACAAAGGTTTTTTGATTTGGGTGAGGATTTCTTAGATGCTGTCGGATTACCCGGACCAGCAATAGGTCATTTAAATATGTTTTTAGGACATTCAGATACGGGTAAAACAACTGCGTTAGTAAAAGCCGCGGTAGACGCGCAGAAAAAAGGTATATTACCTGTATTCATTATTACGGAACAAAAATGGTCTTTTGAACACGCAAAACTTATGGGTTTTGATTGTAATGAAGTGGTTGATGAAGAAACGGGTGAATTAGATTGGGACGGGTTTTTTATTTTTAATAATAATTTTAATTATATAGAACAAATAACTGACTTTATTAATGAGTTATTAGATGCTCAGTCTAAGGGTGAGTTAGATTACGACTTATTGTTCTTATGGGATTCCGTAGGTTCAGTACCATGCAAAATGACTTTTGATGGTAAAGGTGGTAAAATGCATAATGCGTCCACGTTAGCGGATAAAATAGGTATGGGTATCAACCAAAGAATATCGGGTTCGCGTAGAGCGGATTCTAAGTATGAAAACACTTTATTAATCGTTAATCAACCTTGGGTACAACTTCCTGATAATCCATTTGGTCAACCTAAGATAAAGAGTAAAGGGGGTGAAGCGATTTGGTTAAACTCTTCTTTAGTTTTCTTATTTGGTAATCAAAAAGACGCGGGTACTACCACTATATCTGCAGTTAAGAACAAAAGAAAAGTGAAGTTCGCGTCCAGAACAAAAATATCGGTAATGAAAAATCATATCAACGGATTAGGGTATGCTGATGGGAAAATAATTGTAACTCCTCACGGATTCTTGGCGGGTAAAGAAAGTACTGAGGAAAAAAAATCAATTGAAAAATACAAAGGTGAACAATCTGAGTATTGGAAAGAAGTTATCGGAGTTGAAGGTGACTTTAAGTTAGAAGAGGAAAAAAAAGAACAGTAACAATTTAACACAAATAAAGTGGTTAAAACATTATTAATTGACGGAAATAATTTATTTAAAATAGGTTTTCATGGAGTAAGAGATTTCTATCATGAGGGAAAACATATTGGAGGTTTATACCATTTTGTTAATACAATCAAAAAGTTTCTTAATGAACACAATCACGATAAAGTGATTGTGTTTTGGGATGGGGAGAATAACTCGTCCCAAAGAAAACTTATTTCACCCGAATATAAGGGTAATCGTAAACAGACATTAAACGAAGCAAAAAGAGAATCGTTTGAATGGCAGGTACAACAAGTTAAAGCATATCTTGAAGAAATGTTCATTAGGCAAGTATCGGTTAAAGATACTGAGAGCGATGACTTAATTGCGTATTACTGTCAGATATCTGAAAATGAATATAAAACTATATATTCTTCAGATAAGGACCTCACACAACTTATATCAGACAAAGTGGAAGTGTACCAACCGATGAAGAAGATAACCCTTAGAAACGGAGATTTGGTACCTCTAAAGGATATCTCCATCCCACATCAGAACATAGCAACTTTTAAAATTATATCAGGCGATAAATCTGATAATATTGACGGTATTCAATATATGGGTGAAAAAACATTTGTTAAGTTATTCCCCAAAATAGTTGATAGTGTAGTAACTATTGACGATATTATAATACGTGCAGAGGAACTACATAAAACGGATAAAGACAATCGAGCATTACAAAATTTACTCTCTGGTAAAACAAAAAGAGGAATTTACGGTGAAGAATTTTTTATAATCAATAAAAAACTCGTAGATTTGTCTCAACCATTATTAAGTGAAGACTCAAAAGTAATTACTGAACAATACCATACAGAAAATTTAGACCCAGATGGTAGAGGTTATAAAAATCTAATGAGAATGATGATGAGTGATGGAATTTTTAAGTATCTACCAAAACATGATAATGCATGGGTTGAATTTTTAACCCCTTTTATGAAATTAACAAGAAAAGAAAAAAGAAGATTTAAAACTAAAAAACGTTTAAGATGAAAGAAAAAACAGAAACAACCAAATTAGAGTTCTTAATGACTCTAAACGATAACTTTGTTGTACAGAGGTACTTTAATGTTAAAGGGTACAATCCTAAAGCTAGGGGAAGTGTTGAGCTTTATGAAGTAGTAAAAACCGCTTCAGAAGTGATTCAAGACGACTTAAAGGCTAAAGCGTCTAATTATTTAACTGAAAATGCTAGTCATATTGCGGTTAACCCTGAACTTTTAGACACGTCAAATACTGACGGTGACGAGTACTTTAATATTTATATTAAAATTGGTGATGAGACAATTTGTCATAGAATATGGGACGCTAAATTATACCCACCTAAGACAAGATACACTGTGGACGTACGCCCACACCTAAAAAAGTTACTTCGTGAGTTAACTGACACTTTTTCAAGTGAAAATTTAACATACGAGTACATGGATTATCAACTAGTTTAACCATATTTATAATTTACAAAAGAAGATTAAAACGCAATAAAATATGTCAAAAGAAAAAAATTTCGGGTACCTCGGAAACACATTTCAGTTACAAATACTTAATAATATTATCCTATATAAGGATTTTGCCAGTTCAATTGTAGACGTTCTCGAACCAAAATATTTTGACAATCAATATTTTAAGTTAATCATGCAGATGACCAAGGAGTATTATCACAAATACGAACACGCTCCTTCATTCTCAACACTTGAACAAATAACTAAATCTGAGGTTTCATCACCTATGGCTCAAAAAATGGTCTTAGATATGATAACTCAGGTAGTTGACGCACCTGAAGATGGGTACCAATATGTTCAAGAAAAAGCTTTAAAATTCTGTAAACAACAAGAGTTACAGAAAGTTATGACTAAGGCTCAAAAAATTATCGATAAAGGTGATTTTGAATCTTATGACCATTTAGAGGAAATGGTTAGAGAGGCTTTACAGGTGGGAGAAGTTGATACGGGAACTGCAGACGTTTTCTTTAATTTAGATGAGGTATTGGATGATGATTTCAGACACCCAATTCCTCTCGGAATAACAGGTATAGATAACCTATTGAAAGGTGGGTTAGCAAAAGGTGAAATTGGTGTTATTTTAGCGCCGACAGGTGTAGGTAAAACCACAGTTCTTAGTAAGATTGCAAATAATACATTTAACTTAGGTTATAATGTTTTACAAATATTTTTTGAGGATAACCCTAAAATTATACAAAGAAAACACTTCACTATGTGGACAAAAATCGCACCCGATAATTTGTCAGTATATAAAGAAGATGTTTTGGAAAAAGTTAGACAGATTAAAGAAAACGCACCTAACAGACTTATTTTAAAAAAATTACCTTCGGATACATTAACGATGAATCAGATAAAGAATCAAATGCGTAAGATGATTGCTGAGGGAATTAAATTAGACTTAGTTGTGGTCGACTACATTGATTGTATTGTTCCCGATAAAAATTTAGGGGATGAGTGGAAAAGTGAGGGTTCAGTTATGAGAGGATTTGAATCCATGTGTCATGAATTGGATATTGCGGGATGGACTGCCACTCAAGGTAACCGTTCGTCAATATCTTCTGAAGTTGTGACCACAGACCAAATGGGGGGTTCAATTAAAAAAGCTCAAGTAGGTCACGTTATTATTTCTATTGCAAAATCCCTACAACAGAAAGAAATGAATTTAGCAACTATCGCAATTACTAAATCAAGAATTGGTAAAGATGGAATTGTATTCGAAAATTGTAAATTCGATAACGAAATGATAGAGATTGATACGGATTCAAGCGTTACCTTTTTAGGTATGGAAGAACAGAAAGAGGAGAAAAACAAGGTACGTATTCAAGAACTACTACAAAAGAGAAAACAAAGGGAAAGTAAAATATAAATTTTTTTAAAAAGAATAACAATATGAGCAGTCTAATTGATAGTGTCTATAAAGACATTCGTTACGTAATAAAAAGAAGTGGTGATAAGGTAGTATTTAAATCTGAAAAGATTGAAACTGCAATATTAAACGCAATGAAAAGTATTGGGGAAGTTGATTCTGAAATGGCGGAAAAAATAGCCAGACTAACAACTAAAAGTCTTTTCAGAGGAAATAAAGATAATATACCTAATGTGGATGAAATTCACGATATGGTTGAAAATAAATTAATGGATAATGGATTAAATTATGTTGCAAAAGAATACATCATTTATCGAGCTAAAAACCAACCTAATATCTTTTCAAAAAGAATTAATCTTAAACCTTATGAGTACCCAAATCTAAATGAGTATGTTGACGCAATTAGACATTCGTATTGGGTACATACTGAGTTTAACTACACGTCTGACATACAAGACTATAAAGTACATTTAAATGAAAAAGAGAAATCTGCAGTTGAAAGAGCAATGTTAGCTATTTCACAGATTGAAGTCGCGGTAAAGTCATTTTGGGGTGACATTTATAAAAGAATGCCAAAACCTGAGATTGGTAATGTTGGAGCAACATTTGCAGAGTCAGAAGTTAGACATGCGGATGCTTACTCACACTTAATTCAACTATTAGGGTTAAATAATGAATTTGAAAATCTATTAGAAGTACCACAAGTAAGACGAAGAATTAAATATTTAGAAAAGGCGCTCTCAAACTCTAAATCTGTAGACGATAAAGACTATTTTGAATCTATTGTACTATTCTCAATGTTTGTTGAAAACGTGTCGCTATTTTCACAATTTTTAGTTATTATGTCATTTAATAAACATAAAAACAAATTAAAAGGTATTAGTAATGCCGTTGAGGCAACATCTAAAGAAGAGAACATACATGCTGAGTTTGGTTTTGATTTAATAAATTTAATTAAGAAAGAAAACCCAAATTGGTGGACACCACAATTAGTTGAAGATTTAGTACTATCTACAAGAGAAGCGTATGAGGCTGAGGTAGATATAGTTAATTGGATATTTGAAAAGGGGGACCTTGACTTTTTAACTAAAAATCAAACCATGGAGTTTATTAAGAATAGATTTAACGTATCCTTAAACTCTATTGGTGTAGATAGTATTTTCGATATCAACGAGACATTATTGGAAACCACAGAATGGTTTGACGATGAAATTTTAACCACAAAACATACTGATTTCTTTAATAAAAGAAGTATTAACTACAGTAAGAAATCAAAATCGATAACATCTAACGATTTATTTTAAAACAAAATAATAATAAAAAAATAATATGAAAAATAGAAAACCTTTTAATTGGATTAATGAAGAATCAATAACGTTTCTTCGTAGAGGTTATTTAAGTGAGGGTGAAGAACCTTTAGATAGAATAAAAACAATAGCTAAACACGCGGAAAAACTTTTAAATAAAGAAGGGTTTGCTGATAAATTTTACGAATATATGAGTAAAGGGTGGTATTCATTATCGTCACCAGTATGGGCAAACTTCGGCAAAGAAAGAGGATTACCTGTCAGTTGTTTTGGTTCTAATGTGAGTGATAACATTGAATCAATTCTTTTCACACAAGCCGAAGTTGGTGAGATGAGTAAAATGGGGGGTGGAACTTCAGGTTACTTTGGTAACCTTCGTGGTCGTGGAGCCAAAATAACAGATAACGGACATGCTCCTGGAGCGGTCCACTTCATGAATCTTTTTCAAAGTGTGGTAGATAATATTTCACAAGGAGCGACACGTAGGGGTCGTTTCTCACCCTATTTACCTGTTGAACATCCAGACATTATGGAGTTCTTAGAAATAGGTACTGAAGGGGCATCAATTCAAGATTTAACACATGCGGTTACTGTGACTGATAAGTTTATGGAAGAAATGATTGCTGGTGATGACGACAAAAGAAAGATATGGGCTAAAGTTATTCAAAGACGAGGTGAGATAGGTTATCCATATATTATGTTTCATGACACAATGAATAATAATGCTCCTGAAGTTTATCGTGATAAAGGAGCTAAAATTTATAACTCTAACCTTTGTTCTGAAATAGCATTACATAATTCAGATGACGAATCATTTGTTTGTGTTTTATCTTCTATGAATGTACTTCATTATGATGAATGGAAAGATACTGATGCGGTTGAGACTATGGTTTATTTCTTAGATGCTGTAGTAACTGACTATTGTAATAAGTTAGAAGAATTAAGAGACAATGGAACAAGGGAAGGTCGAATGGCGTTTTTCTATATGGAAAAAGCTTATAATTTTGCTAAAAGACAAAGAGCTCTTGGATTAGGTGTATTGGGTTGGCATTCACTACTCCAATCAAAAGGGTTACCGTTCGACACAAAAGAAACCGCAAAATTAAATGTTGAGGTGTTTAAAACTATTAAAGATAAATCATATCAAGCATCTGAAGAACTTGCTAAAATATTTGGCGAACCTGAATATTTGAAAGGTTATGGTCGAAGAAACGTAACACTTAATGCTGTTGCACCTACGACATCATCGGCATTTATTCTTGGTCAAGTTTCACAATCAATTGAACCTATATGGTCAAATTGTTATGTGAAAGATGTTGCTAAGATGAAAATCACAATTAAAAACCCCGTACTTAAAGAACTATTAAATACTATGGGTAAAGATAATAAAGAAGTTTGGGATACCATAAAAAGGGCAGATGGTTCAGTGCAACATTTAGATTTCTTAACTGATAACCAAAAAGACGTATTTAGAACATTTGCAGAAATTAACCAATCATCAATTATTAACCAAGCAGCTATTAGACAAGACTATATTGACCAATCACAATCATTAAATTTAATGGTTTCACCTGAAATGCCAACTAAAGACGTTAATAAGTTACTTATTGACTCATGGAAGTTAGGGGTAAAAACACTTTATTATCAACACTCAATGAATTCTGCACAGGCATTCGCAAGAAAAAAGTTGAATCTTAATGATTTACAATGTGTTGCGTGTGAGGGATAAGAGGTAGAAATCAAGTATATTATGAAAAAAGGTTAGATTCGTCTAACCTTTTTTCTTTTATATTTAAATAAAATAATCTGTGATTATATTTATGAAATATGGCAGACGGTAAAACATACGGAGTATTTTTCCCATTTAGAGATAGTTTACAAGGGGACTACCTTAGATTGACGCGCACATCGAACGAAGAGATTAGGGCAGACTTACTACATCTGATATTAACTAGAAGAGGTAGTAGATATTACTTACCTGATTTTGGTACCCGTATTTATGAATTTATTTTTGAACCAATGGATGGCCCAACATTTGATGCTATCAAAGCGGATGTTAGGGAAGCGGTCGATAAATATATTCCTAACTTACAAATAAATGATATATCGATAGAACCATATCTCGATGCCGAACCTTTAGCGGGTGAAATAAATTATGATGAACTAGGGGGTCAAATCTATAGGATAGCAGGACAAGGTACTGAGGAGTACACTGCAAAGCTAAGAATTGACTATACTATCGTTAATGGTACGTTTTCATCTAAAGATTTTGTTATCATTAATATTTAATAGTATATGGCTAACCGTAAGATATCATACACAGACAGAGATTTTCAATCCTTAAGACAGGAATTGATTAATTACACACAACAGTATTACCCTGAATTAATTGGTAATTTTAATGACGCATCCATTTATTCGGTGTTTATGGATTTAAATGCCGCTATCGGAGATAATCTACATTACCACATGGACCGTAGTATTCAGGAGACGGTTTTACAATACGCACAACAAAAATCATCGATATATAATATAGCTAGAACCTATGGGTTAAAAATACCGGGTAATAGACCGTCAATCGCTTTAATTGATGTTTCCATTACCGTACCTGCTTTAGGTGACCAAGAAGACGAAAGATATCTAGGTAATATGAGAGCGGGGTCACAATTTGTGGGTGGAGGTCAAGTTTTTGAGAACCCTAATGATATTGATTTTAGTTCACAATATAATAGTGAAGGGTACCCTAATCGTACTAAAATACCAAATTTTGATGCAAATAACCGATTAATTAATTATACGATGACTAAACGAGAGGTTGTGGTTAATGGGTTAACTAAGACGTTTAAAAAAATTATCAATAATAATGATGTTAGACCATTCTATGAATTTTTCTTACCAGAAAAAAATGTTATTAGTATAACATCCATAATACAAAAGGATGGTACAAATTATCAATCACCACCAACATATGATGAGTTTATCAACGCGCCTAATAAGTGGTATGAAGTTGATGCGCTTGCCGAGTCTAAAATTTTCATTGAAGACCCAACAAAACCCGCTGACCAACCAGGGATTAAAGTTGGTAAATACATTGAGACTGAAACACGATTTGTTTCTGAGTACACGCCTGAAGGGTATTGTAAGATAAATTTTGGTGGAGGTACAACAACACCTGAAGAACAATTACAAGAGTTTACTAGAACGGGGATACCGTTAAGAATACAGGATTATCAAAATAATATTGGATTAGGGGTTACGGTAAGGGCTAACACTACTTTATTTGTTCAGTATCGAATTGGTGGAGGTAAGGCGTCTAATGTTGGTGTTAACGTAATAACGCAATTTGGGACAACATATTTTGATGTAAATGGACCATCTAGCCCAATTAGTCAGAATGTTAGTGAAAGTTTAAGGGTAACCAATGTAACTGCGGCTATCGGAGGTGGGGACTTACCAACTACTGAGGAAGTAAGAAATATGGTTTCGTTTAATTTTGGAGCACAAAAAAGAGCGGTCACTGTTAATGATTATAACTCATTAGTTAGAACAATGCCAAGTAGGTATGGAGCACCAGCTAAGGCGGCAATTACCGAAGAAGATAATAAAATTAAGATTGAGATATTATCCTATGACACTCAAGGAAAACTAACGGAGTCAATCTCTAATACATTAAAACAAAATATAGCAAACTACTTATCGCATTATAGAATGATAAATGATTACATATCTATATCTAATGCTAATGTGGTTGATTTAGAATTTGAACTTTCAGTAGTTATGGATTCAACACAAAACCAAGGGCAAATTATTACAAGTATTATTAATTCGGTAGATAGTTATTTCTCACCACAAAAACAACAATTAGGGTTTAATGTAAATGTTTCAGATGTTAGACGAATTGTGCAAGATATACCTGGTGTCATATCTCTTTCAGATTTAAAAGTTTTTAATAAAGTAGGTGGTAGATACTCTAACTCTCAAACATCTCAAAAATATTCGGACAGTCAAACCAAACAGATAAAGTTAATTGATGATACTATATTTGCTCAACCAAATCAGGTTTATCAAATAAGATTTCCTAATACGGATATTAAAGTGAGAGCTAAGTCACTTAAAAATGTCGACTTCTCTTAAATCTATCCATATACTTTTGACAAAATCAAATTAAAATTAGGATGAATAACTATTTATCTTAAAAACTAATTATGCCGAAATCAATTAGATTAAGAACACAACCTGGCGTCGATAGAAACATTAATGTTAAAATCGACCAAGATTTTGATTCTTTAGAAATTTTGTCTTTAAAATTAAGACAAGAAGACCTCTACACACAGTTCTGCGCTGACTATGGTGTGGTAGTTGGTCGTGTGATAGCTAATAATGGTTTAGGTATACCTAACGCCCACATCTCAATTTTTATACCGTTAGACGCTGTCGATGAGGTTGACCCAATTATATCGACCTTATATCCTTATAAATCACCTACAACTAAAAATGAAGATGGTTATAGATATAATTTATTACCATATGAGGATGAATATTACGGACATAACGCCACAGGTACTTTTCCTACTGTTGATGATATTTTAACACGTAAAGAAGTATTACAAGTATATGAAAAATATTATAAGTACTCAGTAAGAACTAATGAGTCTGGTGACTTTATGATTGTTGGTGTACCATTAGGTAGTCAAAAAATTGTTATGGATTTAGATTTATCTAATATGGGTGAATTTTCACTTCGACCTTCTGACCTAATAAGAATGGGTCGAGGGGTACCATCACAATTTAACGGTCAATTATTTAAAGATTCAGAAGATATTTCTTCATTACCTCAAATAATGACTGAGATAAAAGACATTGATGTTGGGTCGTTTTGGGGTCAAGACGATATGTGTGATGTTGGTATTACAAGAGTTGATTTTGATTTAAGTGACCAAGGAGTTGAAATAACACCACATTCAACATTCATGGGTTCAGTATTTTCTTCAAATGATGGTGACTATATTAAGGCAACATGTAAACCTAAAAAAGATACCGGTAATTTATGTGACACAGTTGCGGGTCCTGGTGAAATTTTAGCGATAAGACACACAATTCAAGAAGATGAAAATGGAGACCCAGTACTTGAACAATACCAATTAGAAGATGGTGGTAATGTCATAGATGATAATGGTACTTGGTTAATTGACATACCAATGAACCTTGAATATATGACCACCAACGAATTTGGTGAGAGAGTGATATCCATTGACCCCACTATTGGTGTCGCAACTAAATCAAAATATAGGTTTAAAATTAAATGGCAAAATGAGGCGGGACTACAAACTCAAATTATGAGAGCCAATTATCTTATACCTAACATTAAAGAACATTGGTCACAAACTCCTGAGTCAGGACAAAACCCCGCATCTATAGGTAATTCAGGTGGAGTAGACTTAAATAAATCTTATTCTTTTTCACTGGATTGGAATGATTATTACGATAAAGATGCCGCAATAAAATGTGAGGATACGTTTTATTTATTTGGTTATAATAAAGTTTATACAACAGGGGCACATATAGACCGTTGGAAATATGGTCTCAGCCGGGCATCCCATTATGGTATAAAAGAAATACTTGATAAGTCCTGTATGAGTGAAAACAATCGTTTTCCTATGAATGACGGTCAAAGAAATTTTGATTTTCTATTTTTCTTATTTAATATATTAATTGGTGTTATTACTCCTACTATTTTTGTTATTATACCGATAATGCATGTTTTAGCATTATTATACCCGATATTTAGAATTATTATTAATATAATTCTTTGGATTGTCAATAAGTTAGTTTATGCGATTTGTAAGGTTGTTGCTTTCTTAAGTAGTAAATTAAAGAAAAGTGACTGTAAAAAAGAATCTATAACACCACTATCGAAGGATAACCCATTTAAAAGGTTAACTCTTCCTATGATTACTTACCCCGATTGTGAGGCTTGTTCTTGTCAAGATACTCAAATGGCTCCAGCTGAAAGTGAAACTATTGATGATATGGATATTTTATTGGCGAATAATAACGAAAGTAATTTAGCCGATTTCGTAAGTATTGGTGCGTATAATGATATTACCTGTTATGGTAATAATATGAATGATGAATGTTTTGCGTGTTATAACGGTAATGATAATACTTCATTAGCTACACAATACAACGGGGTTATGTTTTCAGGTTACGACCCTGAAGTACCTCCGACTTCACCATATATCACACCACCTAATAGTTGGTATAAAACTCCGTATAGTTTAGAAGAGGCCAATCGGCAACATACCGTATTTAATACCTCAGTACCTCAATCATTAAACTTAATGAGTCAAAGGGAAAGGTATTTTAATACTTTAAGTTCAGGTTCTGCAAACGACTTACCTAACCGTATGAGAGTTGATGTGTTAAATAACCAATTTTCAACAAATGGTACACCTCAAACTGTACCATCCAATGGATTTAATCGATATGAAGATATGCCACTTATAACTGTTATGGATGGTAATGTTGATATGGACAATGGTCAGTTATTAACATTTGTGGATGGTGAACTAGTTCCTGACTTTAACGTAAATAATACTGGATTAACTATTAATCAATATGGTTCACAATCCATTACAGGTACTATGGTTAGTAACCCCACCAATTATGTTCAACGACCTTGTACATATATTAAACCAGATGGAACTGAAGTAACTTCACAATTAGATTTATATTCCCCGGTAGATGGAGCTTCATATGATTTTAAATCAGGTATTGAGTACTATCAAGTAATCGGTAGTATGAGTATATCTGAAATTAGAACTTACTTTTCTGGCACTACCGCGAATTATACCGATAATTCCATACTATGGAATTATTTTATAGATAAACATACTGAATATTTTTGTAGTGGGTTTCAGTTTGGTGGTGGTAATCCTGATGTAGTAACCAGTAAATTGGCTTTAGATTATTTTGACGACTCAGACAACTTAAAAGTTTATTTCATTGCAAGGGGAGTGGACCCTTATTCTCCGAGACAAACATTAAGTTATGATGTCTCAAAAATATTTGGTGAGACTAGTTATGGGAATGACCCTAATTATGTTTTTACAGGTGAATATTACCCAAATATTCCAATACAAAAAACAACAGGGACTTCGGATATTTTTACACCTAAACCCCATTATCCGGTTTTAAATAATATAAACGCTACGCCACAATTCGCGGACGTTACTAATAATAATGACGATGACTTATTTCATGGGTCTTATTTATTTACACCTACTACAAGTGCATTTAGTTCCTTTACAACTACCGCCCTTGCTTACTATTCGTCATTAGGTGTACAATGGGGTTCTTCAACATACATTAATAATAATGGTAGTACTGATGGAAAAACTGTTAATACTCTCAGTAATGCAATTGCTGGTTCTTCATTAAATGACATAATGTCAATAAGTACTGGTGTAGGAACTAATGGTCAGGGACGTATTGACGGTGCGTCGTATCAATGGACTAATGTACTACCTAATGTAAATTTAAACTTCAATAACCCATCTCATAAGGGATTGACTATTTCTCCGTCATATTGGGTTTGGAATGCAATTGCGCCTAAAATAACTATAAGTAACTCGGATAAATTAGTTTTTAGGTCAGATAGATTACCTACTTCCTCAGTGAGAGACGTAGGCGGAACTCTCGCACCATACCAAGATTTTCCTTTACATTTAAATGAATCATTTACGTATTGGACCATTTCTGACAATGGTCAGAGCACCACAGTACCACCTAATAGTTCCGTGGGTAGTACAGATTCGTCTGGAAATATGGGTGACTTTGATGACGACCCCGACTCTAATTTCATGGCTAATGGGATTTTAGAAAGCTTCACATGTGAAGGGTTAAAAGTTTTAGAATGTTATACAGGGGACGGGGATACTTTCGCAATAGATGACCCATGTGATTTAGATGATAGAACTCAAGGAGGATGTTACGTATTTGTAGATAACCCACTTATCGTTAGTATACCAAAAGATTTTAAATTTTTCTTTGAATGGAGAACGAGGTTTAGATTCATGTTTGGAGCGTGTAGAGGAGTTATTGGACATATGTTTCAAAATAACTGGATTAATGGTACCTTATACATGCCATCATTTCAAAAAAAGACTTTTTATAATAGTGATAATGAGGTAAAACGTTATAAGTATTGTGGTGACCCTCAATCAGGTTCAGGGGGACTATTCTTTGCTAATAGAGTAAACTGTGGTCCAATATATTTTAATACTGATAGTAACTCATTCTTCTATAGGTCGGCACCTTACTATAATGGAAATTTTAAACCCCAAACCCAATGTGACGGGGCACTTAATTCTATAGGGGGAAACGAGGGTAATATTTGGCAACCAACAACAATAATGGATTTGGGACCTAAAACTGACTTTCTAAAAGAAATTTTATTAACTCCAGAATTTCAAGGATATATTATTGATGAGGTTGAAAGTTCATCATATCAAGACATATCAGGATTATTAAATTTATTTATTATCTCACGATTAATTAGCTCATCTTTCTTAAATAATATTTTAGCTTCGGGAGACTCTTCGATACAAAAATTATTTTCTAGAGATAACGGAAATGATTTAATACAAAGATTTTTTGATTCAAGAGTTGACGGAGACTACGCTCAAATGATTTCTATTAATACTGAGTTTGGAGTACTACCTTATTTATCAGGTAACTATGAGGATGAAGTTTCGGTGGCTGAGGGTGTTATGGGTGTGTGGTTTACGGGTAGTACTAAAAGTACCTATAACACTATTGGTAGTACAGTCGCGGATAGAAGAATACTAGGTCCCGGTCAACTTACATTTTCAGAAAACCCTCTATTAGTAAACCAATTTAATTATCCTGGAACGCAAGTAGTACCATTTTATACTTGGAAATACGATAATAATAGATTATGGGGGGGTGAAGAGAATACGTGGAAAACTAATGTAGCTCAATCAGGGCCTTATCAGGACGAGACATTTGATGGGGCTAATGAGTACCCTAAACCCTCTGCGGGGTTAGGTACAGGATATATATTTAATAGACCTATAAACGTTTATACTATACCTAATATGAACGCACCAAATGACGCTACCGGACAGGGTTTTCGAGTTGGTTCTCCGTTCCAAAACTATTTTGGGTTGAAAAGGGGTAAAAGTGCGATGAATAGATTCATAACTAAATTTATATTTAATGCTGATTTAAATGGGTAATCAAAAAAATAATCAAGATATTAGAATTGTTAGGGGTTCCGACCGTTATGC